CGATTTTTTCAGTAATCTTTGGATACCTTTTTCTCCAGGCATCCTCTGGTTGCTCAAGCCACTTCAAACCCCACTTTGCAACCAAATAATCTACTAATGCATCAAACTTAGAATAACCCCAAAGACCAATCCTTGTGGTACTTAAATATGCAAGGGATGCTGCTCCTGCTAATGAACCAATAATACTTGTGTATAACCATAGGCGATCACTCGCAAGCCGCTCAATCATTTCCCACATATCAACCCCAATCCGGCAAATTGCATTTTATGCATCGACAATATTTGCAGACTTCTATCTGACCTTCAATTCCACCAGTTCCTTTGTGTCCTCTAAAATCTTTCATCTTCTTTGTACCACAATGAGACGCATGATCACAATTTTTACAATAGGTCACACCCCACTCGTCTATCATCTTTATAAAGATGACAGATGTCATCTTTAGTCGCCCTCTCTGGGAATGATTGACCAACGACCACAGAGAACAACTGCATAGTATGCGGCATACATCTTCCACTTAGGAACTTCCGGGGCTGCGTCTTTCATTGCCATCAGGAATACTTTGTCTGATGCTTTCTTGGCAGTCTTATATGCACGTTGAATTTGTTCTACATTCGGATCATCAAGGTCTTCGTTTTTCAAGCGATACTGACGAATACGTTTATAGAGAAGATCGTGAATGATAGCAGCACGGGCAATATCCCACGGGGAAATCAACCACCAGATTGCACGGGGCACACTTGCAAGGTCCGTGACAAATCCCTTTGTACAAGTGATCTTACTTGCCGGACATTTAATACCAACTGCCTGTAGTGGAGACTCTTCCATCTCTTCATTCTGATATGAGAGAGCTCGTTCTAGAATCCACTTCTTGGGTGGATGAAATTCTGCCGAAATCTTATTATTGAACTTTCCCATCTTTCTCTTCCTTTTTATCTGGTGCTATTGCATTTTCATAATATACAATAATCTGCTTCTGTTGTTCTATATATCGTCTCAGTTCAGCAAAATTTAGACTAAGGTTTTCATAGTCTTTCACCGAAAGGGCAATATATGAATCTGCACCATTCTTCTTTGTATACTCCTTAACAAATTCCTCGTAGTTTACTTTTGAAACTACATAGATTTTTACATCATTTAGCTGGACTTGCTTCGGTCTTGTTACTATTGGGACTTCCGTCTTCACTATTTTTGTTACCGTCACTACCTTTGGCGGCGGCATCAGACTGCACCCCATTAGGGTCAGTGATAACAGCAAGATCATCCCATAAGCGATTGGTCGCATTTTGCATCCTCTTTTCAATCAAACCCGGCTTCTTGTTTGCCAAGTGTGTTAGGTTGTGTTTCTGCAAAGTCGCACGGAGTTGATCACCGTAACCCTCTGCCAGCTGCAATTCCTTTTGCAGTTCTCTATTTAGTTCTGCGTTTTTTGCAATATCATTCTGTAGAGTTGTAATACTCTCTTCACTGATTTGAATTGCAATTTCAAGTTTCGCATTGTTCTCAGTCAGAATAGCAATACGTTGTTGAGTATCCTTATAATACATATACCCGCCAAAACCTACAGCGCCGAGCACACCCATGATAATCAGAAACAAATAAACTTTAATCATCAGGTGATGTACATATTCAGTTCATATCTCTTATTGTCGAGATTAGCAACTTGAATATGTACCCTCTTATTGCCCTTGTTTGTCCCAAGAATATAACTATTGGTTTTGCCGCTACTTGGTTTACTTGGCCCTGATGCAACCATACTGTCGATATCTTTGGGGTCTACAGTATATCCCTGACTCTTTGCAAACTTGTATGCGTGTTGCATGGCACCAGAAAACTGCTTGTGATACAGTTCGTATCCAGTTCCAGACTTTGCAGCGTACACTGGTTGAATCTCTGCAACGGGGTCTGCCATGTCATATCCAGAACCATATGCAAGTTCAGAAATAGCAGTCTCTTTAATCTTTTCAATGAAAGCACTCTTCTTTGCTTCTCGTTTGGCTCGGCGTGTTTCTAAACGAGTCTTGTGTTCCCGATAGGCCTTAGTACGAGCATCAATCAAGGAACGGTTAAGCAATTTCTTTTTCTTAACTGCATCAGGGGGCATAGATACGTTACCGCTACCAGCATTATTTGCGGGAGCATCTTCTTCTAACCCACTATGGGGGGATACTTCTGTCCAGCGTTTCATTTTATGTCCTCCAAACTAATGTAAATCTTTTCTTGTGTTTTAGCATGAACAATAGGAAATATGTCAATACCAAGAATTGTATCTAACGGTGCTTCATCGTCAAACGCAATTACCTTGTCACCCTTCTTAGCAGTCAATTCTTCCTCTTCACTATTTAGGATATCATTGACTAGAGTATACTCACCCTTAGGCAGTACTTCTCCAAATCCAATGACTTCCTCTGAAATTGTGTTGTCTATCTCGTAGCCCTCTTCTTTGAGATACTTCATGAACTCCTTCTCAAACATATCAGGGTCATCAACAGACTCCTTGAATGTGTCTTTGAGTAGGAATAGGGCAGCAGCATAGGTTCCCAACTTAGTCCTAAGTCCGGGCACCTTGCCAAAAATCTTTTTGATGTTGAATACTAGTTTGTGAAGAACTGTGTATGCAGATCGCATCTCATCACCTATGAGTTGGGTGGGTTGCATACCACGGGAGACAGTTTTCTCCATAACTCTGGCACCATCTTTATCGATGATACCCAACTTATATGCAGGCATCTTATCGAATGGTGTTACAAGCAGTTTTATAAATCTGTATGTAACAAATAAATCTATTGCTCTTCCCATTAGATTTTCCTTAATGCTTCTAAAACGTAACTGTCAGATTCAATATCTGTCAATTCATCTTCTCTAATCATATTTAGGAAAATTAGAAATGACTTCAAGACACCAAGGTATTCTTGTTGTGTCCTAAAAAGAAGAAGTGTGACACAAGCCTCAGTTCCAAAAAGGTTCCTGAGAATGATGATATGATTGAGAAGCAACCGTTCTTTAAGTTGTCCCCCCAATGAATACTTTTTAAAAAGACGTTTAATATACTTAAACCTCTTCATATCATCGTGAAACTCTTTTTCCCCCTCACATTGTGGATTGTCATAATGTTTAATAGCATACATTACAAAATTATTAGTAGTTATATTTTCATACATTCTATTTAATAGAAGCGGTCAACCTACACGAATTATCCTCTTGCATTTCATAACCTAGTACCAGATTTAAACCACCCTCTACCTGATGTGAGATACCGTCATCTGCTTCAAATTCATCATGTGGGGTATCAACGCCTTTACCGAAACGACCACCAAAACTGGTCAGGGGTAAATCGTAAGAACCACTTTCACCTTCCATCATAGGGACTTCACCAAAGGTCAGTCCAATTTTACTTAGAGAATTTCTCAATCTACTAACAACCATCTCTGGGATCATTGTTCCGTCCATCGTAGCTCTTGCTACTGTACCAACGAAAGAATTAAGTGCTTTCACAACTCTAGGATCAGAATAATCACCTGTTGGAATATCTTGATTTAGACTGGCAATAGTTGTCTGAAATGTTGCTTCGTCTAATGAGAATTTTTTAAATGTTTTCATTGTTCTTCTTCCTTCGGTTCTACGTCGCAGGGGTAATGATCTCTAATTTGTTCTTCAAGGAATTTAGGTTCTTCTTTCTTCTTAGTAAAAACTTTGGTGACAGGTTCAACAACCTTACCCCAATTTACCTCTGATAAAACTTCAACCATTAAATTCTCCCATTCGTAAAAATGATGGGGGGGACAAGCCCCCCACACCAAAGTAGTACACTATTAAGAAAGTGTTGGACCTGTAGTCAGTTCAACCGCAGTATTGGCTGAGTTAGCAATCCAATACCAAGCAGCACCTGTCCAGAGACACGTTGCAGTATCACCAATCGTATTAAACGTGGCAATATTACCTGCTCCGCCCGGAGTTGTTAGAGTAACAACAGGGGGGTTAGTCACTGCTTCTTTAGCAATGAACGTATGAATCTGACCTGTAACTGTACCGTCAGCAAGCGTAACAACACAAGCCGCATCAGCACCACCAAGAAGGTGAATACCTTTGGCGAGGTTGGCTGCACCGTTAGCAACGATGTTTTCTACTGTGTTGGTTGCCAGAGGAACGGGATTAAGGTTCATGAAGTTTGCAACAGAAATCTTCTTGTTGATTGGTGTACCCGTTGGGTCATCAATCACATGTAGAAGGTCTTCGGTAGCAATACCTGTGGATAGGTCTGTTAGGGCTGTAATTTTCTTATCGGCCATGATGGCTTCTCCTTATATAAACCCACGAAATTGTGGGAATGTTACTGTAGATATTAGTCAGTACCGCCGATTGCTTCATCGGGGTCTTCACTATTCTCCACATCACTCTCCTCTTCGGGAGTATCATCATCTAAGTCTTTAGCGAAGGCGTCACACTGTTGAAATGCACCTGTTAGGGCGTTTAGTAGTGCTTGGTCCTCCGCAATTTTTCTCTGTGATTCGGCTATACGAGTCCGAACATTTTCAACATCTTTCGCAATAACCTGTTTGCGTTCATTAATTTTTTCAAGATCGATCATAATTTTCCTTTCAATATTAAATTATGTATAGTTATTTATAACACTTATGCAGCGGCAACTGTAATTCCCGAAAGCACAAGTGCGCTACCACTAGTTGATCCTGCCTGAGTATATGCAGCAAGACCAGATGTAAAGTCTTCCAAGTCAAGTTTAGAACCTTCATCCGTATCTGCGGCACTTGAATTAAGAAGGATTGCATCTTCACCGTTATCACTATCCTCTGTGCCCACTTCAAGCAAGATATCACCACCCAGTGTTTCACCAACTCTGGCAATTCCAGTAACATCAGTACGACTAGCAAACTCAGCGCCAGCAATTCTGAAGTCAATGCTCTCCGCAATAATTTCTTCAGCACCATCTGTAGATGCAAGAAGAACGACATCATCTGCAATTGTAATCGGTTCACTAACTGTAACCAATATCTGAGAAGCAACCGCTGTGATGGTAAGAGTATTGTCTGTCGAAAGACCCGTGTTACCATCAGCGTCTGTGATTGCAGCAGCATCACCCGACACGTCTTTAACTGTGATAACCTGTCCAACTGCGAGTGTTGCACCAGAGACGGCATTAATTGCCAACTGATCTGATTGTGTTAATGCACCATTAACAGTTGCAACTGTTGCAGCACTACCATTGAGAATTAGACGGTCACCAAGTGTAGGTGCCGAAGCAGTTCCAGCTTCCTGACGAATTGCCAGTGAAGAACGACCATCTTCTTCATCAAGTGTAGCAGTACCATCAAAGACAATTGCTAGTTTATTAAATCCAATATAACCAGCTGCGGCATTTGTAGTTACTCGACCACGGAAGACCAATTGGTTGGTTCCCGAACCAGAGAAGTACTGAGCAGCAATTGTGCTGTCAGACGCCATGTCTGCGATACCCAAACGAGCCAACAGGATGTATGCCTTGTTGGTAACTGTCTGGTTGTTTGTCCAAGCGGCAGATGTAATATCAACTGCCTCATCGAATGTTACTGTGAGATCGAATAGTCCAGCATCACCAACTGTTGCATCTGTCCAATCAAGACCGATAACAGAAGCGTTACCCATTGCTTCAGCAATATTTCTAACGCAAACCAGAACTTCTGGTGTTGCAGCAGTGTTGTCATTACCTGACGCAGCTAGACCGGGGGCAAGACCCCAACCACCAGCAACGGCAATGATATTTTCTCTTGCGCCTGATGATCCGGCAGCGTTACTATCTACTGGTAGAAATTTTGGCTTGTCGTCATCGGCTGTGGTTGTTCCCCATAAACCCATTTTATTCTCCTTTTGTCTTCTAGGTAGGAGGCAGAAATGTAAGTATCTCTGCTTTATTCGTCCCAGAATCTATTATTGTTTCTATTTATACTATTTGAAACCCAGACGTTTCAATTCAGCAACGGTTTTACCCACTTCTGTGTGGTGAACGCCTATACCACCCTTAGATTCCCACTCTACAATGTTCTTTTTATAATCATCAATTAATATGTTTGGTTTCCCATCAGTAGTAGCGTATTTCTGTTTATCTGCTCGTTTAACAAGATTAATGTTACGAGGTTTAATATTAGTATTCTTCTTCAACCACTTTTTCTTACCCGGCCGAGAGTTATCATCACGATCAGAATATGCAGAAAGAATGTGCGTGTCATACTTCGAAATGAACGAATATAGACGTTTTGCACCCGGCATCCAATCTAGATTTGACCAGAAATCCTTTGTGTCCCTGATCTTAATCCAGCGGTCATCTTTACCAAACTTAGCAAAGGGCATACCAATAACTTCCTCAGCACGGCCGATAAAGTTACATAGAACCTGATCCATATCACAATAAATTTCTGGGAGATCATCACCAGATGCCTCCATCATATCCAACAAACTTTTCATTTCAACCATCAATTTTGGGTTTAGTATCCACTTTAGCAACTTTTCCACCTGTCAT